AACTCCGGCTTTCCGTCCCAATCTAGAAACATGATTCCTCGATCTTTTTCTTCGTTCACATCACTAAAGTCATGCGGAAAGCAGTTACCCATGTACTGGACGTTCTGTCTTCTTTGCCTTTTGTGGAAGTGACCAGAGAAAACCCAGTCGAACTTTTTCAAATCTCCGATTGGATATTGACCGTGGTCGGGCATCAATACTTTACTGTTCAACAAGAATGAAGGAAACTCAAAGTGACCGAACAGATATTTTGCATCCATGTTGCAAATCTTTTGCCATTCGTCCTTTAAGACCCAAGGAACTAATCCAACTTGGCCCATACAAACTGGTTCATTAATCAAGTGAACATTCGGAATATCCTTGGCATAATCAATTGAATTGATTTCTCTTTTTTCTTTGTAGAACATATCGTGGTTGCCAACGATAAAATAAACGTCGTCGAAATTATCGGATAGCATCCGTAAAAGAAAGGTTGAGTAACAAAGAGTTGAAATATTGAGTGAAGAACGAACATGATGATAATCACCTAAGAAAAAGCAAGTCTTGATTCCTCTTGCTTTTGCTTCCTTAATCATCCATTCTGTAAATTCTTGACAATCGTTATTGTGTTCTCTCGAGTTATTACGCAGACCCAGATGCATATCTGTGAATGCTACGGCTTTTTCAAATAAATGTTCAGTCACCTATTTTGCATCTCCTTATCTTGTCTTTCTTGATAAGCTTTTTCGTTTTCTTCATCAATATCAGCTAGACGGATTGACATTTCATGCTCGACTTGTGCTGTATGCGAAGGAGAATATCCTCCAGCAATCATCAAGTCATCTCTGATTGTACGTTGTTTCTTCTCAAAATTCAAAAATCCTTTGAACGAGTGATTAATGATTGTGGTATAGAAAGCAAATGGGTTGTCGCCTTTTGATTCGTCGAACTTCAAGGCAACATCAGACAGATGAACAAGTGCTTCGGATCTCATATCATTAATGAATGAATACCCTCGGTAGTTTCCTTTGTGACTGATTCTTTCTACCAGCATCATAATCATTTTTGCTAGTTTGTCAGTTACTCTGCCTTGGTCTTGTTTGAAATAACCGTTGTCGAATCCACCTTCCCAATGGGAACGTAGAACTTCAGTCCACTTGCCGTCAATATAAGCAAAATGTTTGAATGGTGGGAATTTCAGCTTTGGATAAACCAATTTGCCTGACTTGTTTTCTTCTTGCGGAACGTGTTCATGTGTCATTTCACGAACAACCACGTCTTCAAGATTAATATTCCTAGTGTGAACCCTAACTTCGTCGGCTCGTTTGTTACCGGCTTTCGCTGAGATGCCTTCTTCTGCAATCATTTTCTGAACAGCGATTTGGGTTAACCGTTCTGCTCTGGCTTTTCTTGCTTCACGACAACGAGCATCACTCATGCGATTAATGTCATCAACGATAAAGTCATAGTCAAAGTAATCTTCGTCCGTGAAAGCACAATAAGATCGTTTTGATGTATGAATTTCTTTTAAGAGGTCTCGATTATTTAGATAGGCGCGTTTTTGTGCCATTTATACTCCGTGTTTACTTTCTTTATAAGATACAGTCATTTAAGTAAAAACACCAAATAGATTACGGTGTAGAAAAATTCGTTCTCGGAAATGGTAAATACTGGTGTACATTTATTTATGGAGGTAGAAAATGCCCGAACCAGACCTTAGTCCGCAATCAGGGACTGCGCCGGATAGACGAGTTAGATTACGTCCGAAAGACTCAGAAAAAGTAAAGGATTATATCTACGGCGAGGAAGGATCCGATAGTATTCTGGCTATTCTTCGAAAGACTGGAGGTTTGGTATGGCCCTATACTCCTACCGTTAACGTCGCAACAAGCGTTGACTATTCGAGTTATGATCCTGTTCATTCTAACCAAGAATTTTTAGCTTTTTCTAGATCACGTGCGCAACAGATTACTGTGGCTGGAACTTTTACCGCCCAGAATCCAACTGAAGCACAATATCTACTTGCAGGTATGCACTTTCTTCGTTCAGTAACAAAGATGGACTTTGGTATTAATGCCGAACGTCCCGGAACACCTCCTCCGATTTTGTTATTCAGTGCATACGGACAATATATGTTCAATGATCTTCCGGTTGTAGTGACAAACTTTTCGTTTGACCTCCCGGCTGAGAAAGACTACGTAAAGGTCCCGTTGGATATTGATAGAAACCAAGGAAACGTCGGTGAGAATAGTATTGAAAATACCAATTCACCATTCGAAACATGGGTTCCTTCGGAGATGTTGTTGGCAGTTACCTTGACAGTTCAAAATTCACCGAAGAGACAAACCAACACTTTCAACTTGAAAGACTTCAAGTCCGGTGCATTACTTAGAAACAACAGCACAAAGGGGTGGTTCTAATGGCTTTTAATAGATACTCTCCTTACGCAGAAACATCAATAGGTCCTAGGTTTATTGATCATTTTGTTTATCGTTCAATCCCATCAGCTGACACAGATTATGAACTTGAAATTGGTGTTAAATATAACCAGAGACCAGGTTTACTGTCGAAAGATTTATTCGGTACTTCAAAGCTTTGGTGGATATTTGCACAGATGAATCCCGATTTAATAATTGATCCTACATTCGACTTGGTCTCTGGAATGAAAATCATCGTGCCTGATAGAAAAAGAATTTTAGAATTATTCGGATAATCAAAATGACATTACGTTCAGACAAAGAAAAAGCATTTTTGCCAGCAAAACCAAAAAAGATTGAGGGTGAAAAATCAGTTTCTAAAGCTTTTAATTTGCAAGACTTTAAATTTTTAGAAAATGAATTAAATGCTAAATATGATAATGTTTCTTATCATTGGAAATGGTTCATGGTTCCGATCGAAGATCTCAGATCCTATCAAAGAACCTATAATATAAAACAGCTTCCTAACCAAATCGTTTTAGCAGAGTCCGGGGTTAGTTCTCGGTTCAGTATTCACTCAGTTGAAATTGAAAGTTTTGTTGGGGCGAATTATAAATCAAGAAATGTATCCGCTTATAATATCAATCTAGGGTTGAAAGAATCGTTCGGAATGACTTTGTTTGATAAGTTACTCGAAGCGGCCGCTCTTGCCGGCTCGCCGAATATTCAAGAAACTCCGACTTTTATTAGCCTCGGTTTTACTGGATACGACGAAGCAGGACAACCTGTTGATTCGTACGATCAGTTTCTTTGGTATGTCAAACTTTTAGATATTGCTCCAGAATCAGAGTTAAACGGAACAATGTATCAAATTCAAATGGTTCCGATGTCAGATGTAGCTCATAACAAAGACACCTTCAATTTACGCGAAACCATCATAATTAGAGAAGCGGAAAATGTCGGAGAGTTTATTGATAAATTCGAAAGAGAAATCAATAAAACAGAAGAGAAATTCAAAGGTTATATCAAAAATCTTAGGTTATTAGAAGAATTCGAAGACAAGTTCTATAATATTCGTATCGAGAGTGGATCAAAAATCGGGTTTAAGAATTTCAGAGACTTAAAATTCAGAAAAGGTAATGCATCAGAGGCATCGACCGAACGAGACGGAAATTTAGAATTTAAACTTGAAAAAGGTTGGTCTATCTCTAGAGTAATTGACTCAATGTATGCGAACCTTGAAGATTTTTCTGAAGGCGCGCATTCAGGAGAGAAAGCAACAAAACAAGCCTACGAGTTGCAAACGATTCCTAAGATTACTTCCAGAACTAATTACGGATTGTTCTTACCCGAAACACAAGAATACGGTAAGAACATAGAATATATCATTCGTCCTTTTACTGTGAGTAGGATTATCCCGGGCGAAAAGCCAGATGACAAAACCCAACAGAAAAGGACGAGAGAAACTTTAGAACAAATTAAGGATTTAGGGTTGCTTCAGAAAAGATACGATTATATTTTCTCTGGATTGAACACTGAAGTATTGGACACGGCTATTTCTTTGGATACATTATGGGCTGTTTCTATGAGTCTAAGTCCCGCAATGTTGGCATTTAGGTCCGACGATAGGCGATCAAGAGAAAAACCTACCGATCTTTCGACAAAAGAACTTGATAAACAAGAATTAAAAGATTTGAATATCGTTCAACTGTGGGCCCTCCGTCGAGAAACAAGAGACGTTATAGAAGAAAAGAAAGCGTCTTCTAATGCCTTTTCTAGATCTGAAACTGTAATTTCAAAAAACGATCGGATACTGAGTGAAACTATTGCTGAAAAAGAAAAGAGTTTGTCTTCAACTTCTAGGAGTGCAAGTGATTTGAACTTTGCGCAAGGTAGAGTATTACTTGAATCCACCAACGAAACCTTGACTGAAGATGTTTACTCTCAACTTGAAATCAAACCTAGGTATGAACTAAGAACTGATCCGCCGTTTGAGCGGTATACGATTAATGCCACTAAGCCTGATATTGGAGTTCACAAAAGAGTCACCGTTCTAGAACAAGCATACGATAAACGGGGATCGTTGTTGACGATCGAATTAGAAATCAAAGGTGATCCTTTTTGGCTTGGACCGACGGCACTCGAAGCATCGAAAATTAAATTAGGCGACAATACCAGACTGACTAGAAATGCCAAGTATGAGGACGGTGAAAACTCTTTCTACTTTGAATATCGTACTCCGACTGGGGTTGACGATGAAACCGGTTTGGTCGATATAAATAATTCTACGGTTATCCGAGGCGTATATTCAGTAACCGAAGTTACTCATAAGTTTGAAGACGGGAAATTTACTCAACGGTTAAAAGCTTATAGAAACATGAACATAAGGGTGAATTAATGTCATATGGAAGAGGATCAATTGGTGATCGGGCCAAAGATGAAAAAATGCATTATGACATTGGTAGAATCTATACTGCCAAGATTAAAGACAACCGAGATCCGGATAGAAACGGAAGACTAAGAGTTTGGATTAAGCAATCACAATTCGATGAAGAAGATTATGAAAAATGGGTAACTGTTAGGTACGCCCCTCCTTTCTGGGGAACCACGCCGGATAACCCGGGCGACCAAAAATCATTCGAGAGTACCAAGAAATCGTACGGAATGTGGTTTGTGCCACCTGACCTTGGCAACGAAGTTTTAATTTGTTTTATCGGTCACCACGATGCGTTCTGGTTTGCTTCAGTTCCGGAAGCATTCATGAACAATATGGTTCCGGGCATCCCTTCCGAGTCAACTTTTGGTTCTGATTCTAAATTACCAGCAGCAGAATATAACAGAGTATTAACTGCAGAGGATAGAACGCGACCTTCACATGATCCCATGGTTAACGGTTTATTGAATCAAGGCCTCGCCGCTGATTATGTTCGAGGACAAACTACGTCGTCTGCCAGAAGAGAAGCGCCAAGTAGATCTCAAGGAATTTTAACACCAAGAGGACATCAAATCGTAATTGACGATGGTTGGAAAACTGACGAACTACCTGATTCGTTAAGATCTTGGTTACTTGAAGAAAATAGAAAATCTGTTGCTAATAGAAAAGACCATCGTGCTCCTGCTTTAAATCCTGCGAACAGGAACTCATCAACAACCGGTGAACGTAACGATGAATTGATTAGATTCCGTACCCGTTCCGGTGCACAGTTATTGATATCGGAGACCTACGGGCACATTTACATGATTACCCGAGACGGTGAATCGTGGATTGAACTAAACAATGACGGCAATATTGACCTTTATGGTACCGGTTCATTCAACGTGCATACGGAACAAGATATCAACTTTAGAGCAGACAACGACATTAACCTAGAAGCTGGAAATAATGTGAATCTAAAAGCCGCAGCTGGAAATATCAAAACGGAATCAGCTGGTGATTACGATCTGGTTGTTGGTGGTGCTATGACTGTTACCGTTACCGGTAACTTGCATCAAGCAACAAACGCCGAAATGGTTCAACAGTCTGGCGGAGGTTTGCATCTTAATTCCGGAGGAGTATTGAACGCAGCCTCAGCAAGTGGATTAAACCTGCGATCTGGTGCTGATATGGTTGCTTCGGGACGATATATTTTCTTTAACGGTCCTGTTGCTGATCCAGCAAACTCTGCAGACTCAGCTACTGCTCCGGTAGTTAACTCGGGCGTTAATATCAAGAGAAGAATCTCTACTCCTATATTCGGACAAGCAAATACTGTGGTTGAAGATAATGTGATCGAAACAATTTCTCAAAGAGTTCCAACACATGAACCGTTTGTTGGTCGTGGATACGAATTCCCTACCCAGCTCCCTATCACTCGTATTGAACGCTAAGAAATATTCGTTTGATTATGAATAAATAATAAAAATGGGAGAAGATTATGCCAGAACTTGAACAGCCATGGGACTTCGCAGGATGCAGTACTCGTAACGGAGAATCTGAACGCTTGTATGATATCGAATTGGTTCAACAAGACTTGCTTAATCATTTCTATACAAGACAAGGTGAACTAGATTGGGCTCCTAATTATGGCTCAGTCATTCCGGACATGCTGTTTGAAACGAGAAACGATAGATCTCAGAATATTATCGAAGATGATGTTCGTAGAATTATTAATTCAGATCAACGCGTGTCTTTACAAGAAATAACCGTAGAAGTTTTAGAGCACGGATATAATGTGGAAGTTCTAATCAATTATTTAGGTCGAAACCCTCCTATCCTTATGCAGATAGAATTCGACAGAAGAAATTTTAATGAGGTTTAAGGATGAGTAACCAACCAATCCGTCAGACAAATCTACTCTTAGGTAGTGACTGGGAAAAGATTTACGAAGCGTTCAATACGGTTAACTTCCAGGCTTCGGATTTTGACACTTACCGTGAGGTGATGGTCGAATACCTAAGAATAAATTTCCCTGAAGACTTCGACGACTGGATTGAAAACTCTGAATTTGTTATGATCATGGATTTGATCGCTTACCTCGGTCAGAACCTGGCATACAAAACAGATTTGAATACTCGTGATAACTTTATTGATACAAGTGAGCGTCGTGATTCTATTCTTCGCCTTGCGGAAATGGTTGCATATAATCCTAGCAGAAACTTACCTGCTAATGGATTAGCAAAAATTACAGAGATTCAAACCAACCAAGATGTACGAGATTCAAACGGAAACAGTCTTCAAGGTGTTGCAATTCGTTGGAACGACGAAACAAATGAGGATTGGTTAGAACAGTGGAATGCAGTACTGAATTCTTCGTTGTCCACATCTAACCCAGTCGGTACCCCGGTTAAGGTAGGAACAGTCAATTCAATTCTTACTTATCTTTATCAATCTAACTCGGTCAATTTTAGAAACG